AATCAATAAAGACGAGATAAGCGAAGATGACCTAACTTTTGATAACGGACAGAAGCCAGCATTCAACGGATCAGGTTTTTCTACAGATGAGAAAAAGTATTTAGCTAAGAAAATGTTTGAGATGAACATATAAATTTATCTCAAAAAGGCCATATTTATTAGTACAAAACGCATTCTATGAACTTTTTGATCAATTTATTTAAAAGCGCAAATAAGGGAGATAACTTCCGTGTTTCTAATGACCCTACGAAGTACAACGACGGTCTAGCTCAATTAAACTCTGTTGGTGATAGCCAATACGATAGACTTAGTACTAACAAGATCAAAAAGATAGGGAGAATTAACTCAGCGCTTACTCCAGATACGAGCGGTACCACTAGAGTACCAGGAAAATAATCTGGATTTTTTGTAGTCTCATCACTTTACTGTAAAGGTTGCGATTTAAGTCTAAAGGTATAAAACTATGCTCAAAGGCTAAACTAGGCTCAATTATTTAATAAAACATAAAAAAAACAAGCGAAATGGACATTACGCAGGAGATTCTATCTGACATTACGGTGTACAACAAGTACGCCAAGTATTTACCCGAGTTACAAAGAAGAGAAACATGGAACGAGATAGTTACGAGAAACAAAGAAATGCATCAGAAAAAATTCCCGCAATTGTCTAAAGAAATTGAAGAAGCTTATAAATTAGTATATGATAAAAAAATTCTTCCTTCAATGCGTTCGATGCAGTTTGCAGGTAAGCCCATTGAAATTAATAATGCTCGTATATTTAACTGCTCTTTTGCTCCTGTTAACGATTGGAGGGTGTTTAGCGAAGTAATGTTCCTTTTGTTAGGAGGTTGCGGAGTTGGATACTCGGTGCAAAAGCATCATATTGACGAGTTACCAGAAATTACAAAGCCAACAAAAGAAAAGCGATTCTTAGTTGGAGATTCTATAGAAGGTTGGGCAGACGCAGTAAAGATTTTAATGAAGTCTTACTTAGTTGGTGGACCAAGACCTAAATTCGATTTTAGGGACGTTAGACCAAAGGGTGCAATGTTAATTACAGCAGGCGGTAAAGCGCCAGGACCAGAGCCATTAAAAGAGTGCTTGTTCCAAATTCAAAAGATTTTAGATCGTAAAGAAAGCGGAGACAGATTATCTCCATTAGAGTGTCACGATATGATCTGTTATATTGCAGACGCAGTATTATCAGGCGGTATTCGTAGAGCTGCTTTAATCTCTTTGTTCTCTTTTGACGACGAAGACATGCTAACTTCTAAATTCGGTTCTTGGTGGGAAGCAAATCCACAACGCGGTAGAGCAAACAACTCTGCAGTGTTATTAAGAGACAGAATTCAAAAAGAAGAATTCTTTGATCTGTTCAAGAAAATTGAATTATCAAAAGCTGGAGAACCTGGATTCTTCTTAACAAACGATAAAGATTGGGGAACTAATCCTTGTGCTGAGATTGCATTAAGATCTTTCCAATTCTGTAACTTATGTGAAGTAAATGTATCTAACTTAGAATCACAAGAAGATTTTAACGAAAGAGTTAAACAATCTGCATTCATCGGTACACTACAAGCTTCTTACACTGACTTCCACTACTTAAGAGATATCTGGAAAAAGACGACAGAGAAAGACGCATTGATAGGAATCGGTATGACAGGCATTGCTTCAGGAGCAGTTCTTAAATTGAACATGAAAGAAGCAGCGTTAATAGTAAAAGAAGAAAACGAAAGAGTAGCAAAAATAATCGGAATCAATAAATCGGCAAGATGTACAACAGTTAAACCATCAGGTACAACTTCAATGGTATTAGGTACCTCTTCAGGAGTACACGCATGGCACGATAAATTCTATTATAGAAGAATGAGATTGGGAAAGAACGAATCTTTATACACTCACTTGGCGATTCACCACCCAGAGCTAATCGAAGACGAGTACTTCAAACCACAAACTCAAGCCATAGTAACAATTCCTCAAAGAGCACCTGAAGGAGCAATTACTAGAGACGAAAAAGCATTGGATCTTTTACACAGACTAGAAAAGATACACAAAGAGTGGATCAAGCCTGGTCACAGAACTGGTAGAAATACACACAACGTTTCAGTAACAATTAGTTTAAGAGACGAAGAGTGGCCAGAAGTAACTGAGTGGGCATGGAACAATAGAAATAACTACACAGCGTTGTCTTGTTTACCTTACGACAATGGTAGTTACGTTCAAGCGCCTTTCGAAACAATCACAGAAGAGCAATTCAACGATATAATCAAAAATCTTCACGAAATAGATCTTAGTAAAGTCATAGAGCTCAACGACAATACTGATCAAAAAGGAGAACTAGCTTGTGCAGGCGGAGCATGCGAAATCATATAAAGACGGAATGGTAGAAGATATTCACTACTACGTAGAAGGAGAAAGAGTCGTTTTTACGGCTCTTTTCCATTTGCAAAGAGGTCAGTGCTGTGGTAACTACTGTAGACATTGTCCTTACGATCCAAAGCACACGATGGGCACCAAAAACGTAAAAGATAAAAATTCGCCAGATTACATTAATTTAAAAGAAAATACTTAAATGGTTTTAGAAATAACAAACGAGAACGTGTATATAGGAATAATTGTGGTGCTAGCAGCGATACAAATTTTCCAGTGGAGAAAGGTAGATATGTTAGAAAGAATAATGAGCCAAGTTATAGACGATATTAAAATATTAGGTATGGCCGCTGATATGAAATTTACCAGCCTAGAAAAAAAGATAGATGATGAAAAATCAAGAAAGTAAAGGATTGGGCGATACTATAGCAAAGATTACCCACTTTTTTAAAATAGACGTACTAGTTGAAAGAGTTTTCAAAGCTTTTGGAAAGGACTGTGGATGTAAGAGAAGAAAGGACAAACTAAACAAAATAGTACCTTACAAAAAGAAAAATAATAAGTTATGAAATTAGACAAGTTTCAAAAGCTCAAGGTTAGGTTAGAAATACTTAAGCTTGAGAAGAATTTTTTTGCGTTAGACAGAGTGTTGTATTACTTCTCTTTCTTGGGCAATATTTTTTTGGTGTACTTCGGTTACTTCTTTATTAAGAATATCGTAGACACATTACCTCAAATGTTTCCGTATCAAACAGAATTCCTTTCTGTATTCATCGCATTGTTTTTGGCTGGATACGAATTGACCAAAAGATTCGCGATAGAGCAATTAAGCATCTATTTTATCCAGATCAGAAAGTTCTTTACTTGGAACGGAATAGTTGGATCTTTGTGCGTTGCGTTCCTAATAGCTGGATCTTTCTACTTATCTTTAAATGGAGCTCACAGATTGGTAGATTCTTCTGCTACGATAGAAACCGCGATAGACAATAACATTCAGATCAAAGCCGATTCAATTACAAAGTACTACGATAAAGAAATCGCATACTATAGATCACAACCAAGTAGAACTAAAGCAGATAGAAAATATAGGGACTCAATAGTCGCTGTACTACAAGTTAACAAAGACGTAAAAGTCAAAGAAGCTGAAAATAAGACTTTAGGTAGATCAGAAACCGTTTTAGCGAAGAACAAAGAAAACGACACTGCATTCGTGTTTATGACGTTTTTCTTGGAGTTCATAATTGCTCTTGGTGTTGCGTTTAATTCAGTATACACGTTAGGATCATACGATGAGACCAAAAAGCTCCTGTCGACGCCCAAGTACAAACAGGCAGAACTTAATCTTACGCTTTTAAAATTATACTACCAAAACGGAAAGAAGCTACCAGGAGATCCTGTGCTGTCTTTTAACAAGATGATATCGTTGGTAAAGAACCAAAAAGTTAATTGTACCCAAACCGAAGTAAGAAACTTCGTGGTATACTGTACTGAATTGGACATTATTAAAGAGGTACGCGCAAGAAAGAAAGAGTACCAAGTAGATTACGCTACGGCCAAGTCGTTGATAGAGAACGAGTTAGTACTTTAATTTTACATTTTTAGTTATCGATATTTTAGATTAATTTAGATCTATGCAAAAAAGTTATGTACTCGTCGACACAATCGACAAACTGCGTGATATGATTAATCACGTTAAAGACAAAGAGATTATTGCTTTCGATACCGAGACCAACTCTTTGAACACAAGACAAGGAACTATTATAGGTTTCTCAGTATCTTCAGAAATTGGTGAGGGTTATTATATGCCCACAGCGGTTTACGATAAAGCAAGTGATTCTCTAGTAAACGCTACCATAGACGGTAAAGACTGTCAAGACCTAGCAAAACAATTCATATCAAAATTAGTCGGTAAAAAGTTGATTATGCACAATGCATCGTTTGACTGCAGATTCGTTAAGAACTTTTACGGTGTAGATTTATTACCGAGTCTTTACGTAGATACCATTCTATTAGTACACACAGTAAACGAAGAAGGCGCAGGATTTGCTTTCGCTAGTCCATTCGGTCTAAAAAGCATCGCACAATCCATTCAAAAAGAATTAGGTCTCGATGTTACCAAAGAAGCAAACGAAGAACAAATTGAGTTAAAGACTTCAATCAAAGAGAACGGTGGATCTATAACTAGAGAAAATTACGAAATATTCAAAGCCGACATAAACATTCTAGCAAAGTACGCAGCAGCTGATACTGACTTAACGTTGAGAGTGTATCACCACTTTATCAAAGAGCTTTACGCGCAAGGTCTTGAGACCTTCTTTTTTGAAGACGAGGTTATGCCATTGTACAGAGAGGTTACGATTCCAATGGAAGAGGTTGGTGTTAAGCTTGACGTAGAGACAATGAAAAAAGCAGATCTTGATATTACTGAAGAGATGAACAAGAGATCAAAAGCGGTAGTAACAGAATTACTATCGGATAGTAGAGTCAAGCATTGGATTTTAGATAAAGCAAAAGAAGCTTACCCAGCAAATAGTAAAGGAGCATTCGCTCAGAAAGTTGTAGAAGAGTGCGGATTAGAATTGCCAAAATCAGAAAAGACTGGTAAGTACAATATCACAAAATCAGAAGTAGCAAGATTACCAGAGTCGGCAGCAAAGCATTTCTTATTAAACGGCACAGATGTATTGGACGAAGACTTCTCTAACAAGATCAGTATGAAAATGTGGAGAGAAGCAAACGATGGTAACTTCTTTAACATTCAATCAAAAGATCAGTTAGGCGAAATTGCATTTACGGTTCTTGGATTTAAACCGTTGTCTAGCACCAAAAAAGGTAAAGCGCAGTTCGACGAAGACATGTTACAAGTCATTTCAGAAACATACGAGTGGGCAAAGAATCTAAGAATATACAACAAGCTACTAAAGATCAAATCAACTTACATAGATCGATTCTTGAATGCTAGCGAAAATGAAATCTATTATTTTTACTACAAACAACACGGTACTGTATCAGGTCGTTACGGATCGGATGCTCAACAGTTACCAAGACCTAAAGAAGAAGGTGATGACGATCCAGTAATTATTGAATACACAAACTTAGTAAGAGCCTTCTTTATTCCAAAACAAGGCAACATATTTGTAGACTGCGATTATGAATCATTGGAGCCACATGTATTCGCCCACGTTTCTGGTGACGAAGGTCTTAAGGACATCTTTAGAAATAACTGGGATTTTTATTCCACTATTGCCATCAAAACTGAAGGACTTAATCAATATTCAGGCGACAAGAAAGCAGATAACTTTTTAAGAAAGCACGCGCCTAAGAAAAGAAACACTGCTAAAGCCTATGCATTAGGTATTCCTTACGGTATGGGTGCTTATGCTCTTGGTAAGAATATTAATGTCACAACAAAAGAAGCCGATAAATTGGTTAAAGGTTACCTAAGTGGATTTCCAGAATTAGACAAGTGGATGAAGCGATCTGAGATGGAAGCTAAAACAGCAGGTTATGTTAAGACTCAAGTCGGTCGAGTTAGACACTTACCAAAGGTGAAAGCAATATACGAAACTATTGGAGACAATTTGCTCGATTGGAATTACAAAAGAAAAATGGAGTACGAATTTGGTAAGGACAACGTTAAGAATTTGAGCAGAGACTTTGTAAACGGTCTAAACAACGCCAAAAACGTACAGATACAGGGACTGTCTGCGTCTATCGTAAACAGAGCCGCAATGGAAATCAATAGAGAATTTAAGAAGAGAGGAATAAACGGCTGGGTGTGCGCCCAAATACACGATCAGATAGTCTGTGAAGTACCTGAAGCAGCTGCAGAAATAGCTGCTAAGATTGTACAAGACAAAATGGAAAACACTACAAAGTTGAGTATCGCGTTAAAAGCACCACCAGCGATAGCCCATAACTTAAGAGACGGTCACTAACATTTATTAATTATAAAAAATAAACTATGAGTTTTATTATCGGAAAAGCATGCGTTGATTGTATGGATACAGCATGCGCAAGTGCATGTCCAGTTGATTGTATCCACGGACCAATAGACATTGAAGGATCAGGATCTGAAGTAGAAAAACAGGGTAGAGAAGCATTCCCTGGAGGTCAACTTTACATTAATCCTGATACTTGTATTAACTGTGGTGCTTGTGTACCAGAATGTCCAGTTAGTGCAATTTACGAAGACGAAGATCTTGCAATCAAAGCAGGAGACGAAGAATCAGTTCATAAAAACTACGAATTCTTTGGTTTAAAGTATGCTTAGATAGTACTTAAAACTTAGATTTCTTTTTCATTTAAAAATGGTATATATTTATAGAAAATGAGGACCGGTAGGCCTTTAGTTACGAATGTTAAATTTAATAATTAACCAAAAACACACAGGAGGTGTAAAATGACACAATTAACCCATTGGGGCGTCGATCCCTTTGATCTTCTATGGAAGAATCTATTCGACCAAAATTCTAATTTCTCTACAATCGCAGAGAAAATCTCTTATCCACTAGACATTTACGAGAAACAAGATAGTATCGTATTCGAACTTGCGGCAGTAGGTTTGGATTACGAAGACATCGATATCGAAGTGCAAGGTGATGTTCTTCGCATCAAATATGCAAAAGCAAAAGAAGAAGAACCTATAACAAATTTTATCCATAAAGGAATAGCACGAAGATCTTTTGATTTGGCTTGGAAAATTGCTTCCAAGTTCGATCTAACTTCTTTGGAAGCGACCATAGATAAAGGACTATTAAAAATAGAAATTCCATTATCTGATGAAAGTTTACCAAAGAAAATTCAAATCAAACCAAGGACGTTATTTCAAGTTAACGCCTAAAAAATAAAGAGGCCTACCGACCTTAGTTATGTTTAGCATCTGTAAAAATTACATCAAAGTCAACGAAGACCTATTTCAAGTGGTAAAGCAAATACCAGAGGACAGGATAGATAATCCTGAAACTGGGGTAGAAACTATTAAAAAATGGTTAGGAGCTGACACTGCATTTAAAAAAGATGGAATGTTATATTTTTGTATTAAAATTGAAGAACTAGAAATAATAAATTAAAAAATGAGTAAATTAAAACCACTCAACGGTTTCCTAATATTGAAACCAGTTGAAGAACAAGAACAGACCTACGGAAACATTGTAATTCCAGACTTAGGTAAAGAGCGTCCTGAAATGGGCGAAGTAGTTGCGACTAGCGAAACCTACAATTGGCACACAGGAGAATTTGTAAAGTCAGTAGTAGAAGTTGGACAAAAAGTATTGATTCCTAAAATGGGATCAATGAAAATCACCATCGAAAGTGAAGATTATTTCATTGCAAAAGACACAGAAATCTTAGCTGTTTTAAACGATTAATTATGAGCACAACAAAAAATATAAGCGGAACAGAACTTAAAGAGAAGTTACTTTCAGGAATTGAGAAATTAAATCTAGCTGTCTCGTCTACATTAGGACCAGGCGGCAGAACAGTTTTAATCAGAGAGCAAAACGGTGAAGTTAAAGTTACCAAAGACGGCGTAACTGTAGCCAAAGCTTTCCATAAATTAGAAGACGATGTTGAGGACTTAGGTGCTCAATTAGTAAAACAAGTTAGTATTAAATCGGCTATCGAAGCTGGAGACGGTACAACTACTTCTACTTTATTGGCGACAGAAATGGTTAGAGAAGGATTGAAAGAAATTCGTCAAGGTTCTAACGCTGTAGAGATTAAAAATGCAATCGATAAAACAGTTAAACAGGTTATCGAATATATTAAGAAAATATCTATTGATATCGATTCAGAAGAGCAAGTAAAACAAGTTGCTACTATTTCTGGTAATAACGATTCAGAAGTTGGTAACCTAATTGCATCTGCAGTAGAAAAAGTAGGTCGCGAAGGAGTAATTACAATCGAAGAATCAAAAACTGGAGAAACTAGTTTAGAAGTTGTTGAAGGTATGCAATTCGATAGAGGTTACAAATCTCCTTATTTCGTTACCAACAATACAACAATGCAAGCGGTATTAGAAGATCCTTACATTTTCTTGTACGACGGTAGAATCTCTTCAGCACAAGAGCTTTTACAAGTTTTAACAAAAGCAAATTCAGAGAATAAACCATTGTTAATTATCGCAGAAGATATCGGAGAAGAAGCATTAGCTACTTTGATCGTAAACAAAATGAGAGGTATCGTTCAAGTTTGTGCAGTTAAAGCACCAGACTTCGCAGAGAGAAAAACATTGATCTTAGAAGATATTGCAATCTTAACAGGTGGCGCAGTTGCTTCTAAAGACAAAGGTCATAAGTTGGATAAATTAACAGCAGCTCAAGTAAGCGAATTCTTAGGTAGAGCTAGATTGGTTACGGTAACTAAAGACGAAACTACTATCATAGATGGTAAAGGCGTTGAAACTGTAATTGAAGCAAGAGCAGAAGAGATTAAAGAGCAAATCGAAAAGTCTACTTCGTTCTACGAGAAAGAGAAGTTACAAGAGAGATTGGGTAAATTAGTAGGTGGAGTTGCAATCATCAACGTTGGCGGTAATTCAGATATCGAAATTAGAGAAAAGAAAGATAGAGTTGAAGACGCGTTATATGCAACCAAAGCAGCGCTAGCAGAAGGTATCGTACCAGGCGGAGGTTCAGCTTTATTCCAAGCTTCTATTCAACACCATCCAGAAGAGACTATCCACGATGCTATTGCTTATGGAATTGTTCAGAAAGCGATTCAAAGTCCATTCAAGAAAATCTTAGAAAATGCAGGAGTTCAGGATTGGTATACAAAAATTCCTAGCGAAGGCGATGTATACGATGCAAAGAATCACAAGATTGTAAACGCTTTAGAAGCTGGTATTATTGATCCTACCAAAGTAGTTATCACAGCACTTAGAAATGCGGCTTCAGTAGCAGGCACAATTTTAACTACTGAATCAGTTGTATTCGAAAAGAAAGAAAAAGACGAAAAAGCCGCTGATCCTATGATGGGAATGGGCGGAATGATGTAATAAAATAAAAAATAAAGTTATGTTAGTAGGACTGGTATCAATGATGGGAAATGTAGGCGCTACTTTGAATAGTCAAGGCGGTGGATACGGACTCATCCAAACAAAAATGTTATGGGACAACCATCCTCACGATACTGTAGACGTAAATCCTCCACCATCAACGTGGGGGAATTACGATCTGCTTTATATCTGTGAAGGAGTTAATTTCGTAGCAGGATCTTTTAATGTTCCTGGTGGACCTCAACCACTTCATACGGAAAAAATGAAAGCGATAGCAGAATTTAAGGGTGAGCTTAGATATTCCAACAGTATATTCGACTTCAATAAATTCAATCAGAGATTAAAGATCGAAGCCACTTTTCCAGAAACGCATAGAATCGCTTTTTACAATACTTTTTTAGCTCACGGTTTAGAAAGTAGAAAAGCGGTTATTGGAGATTCTCACGCTTTATCTGTGTGGAAACCTGGACACTCTTTAGATTTTACTGCTGGTAGAACTTTGCACGGATTTTTAAAAAGAGAAAGCGTAGAACAGATTAACAATAGATTTGACGAAGTTACTTTGTATTTTGGTAACATCGATTTACGTTTCCATTTAATGAGACAAGAGAATCCACAACAAGCTACAGCCGATCTATTCAACAGATACGTAGAGTTTGCAAAACAATTAAAGAAAGCAACTTTAGTAGAATTATTACCAGTAGAACACGAATCAAGAAAAATTCCTGGAACTGGTTTGTACAAGAAGCAACCATTTTTTGGTACAAGAGAAGAGAGAATGCAAGTAAGAGAAATTGCTAACGAAATTATTAACAATTCAGGATTAGAAGTAATTCAATGGCCATCAGAGTGGATAGACGTAGATGGCACTAAAATGTTAGATATATTAGAAATGAAGCAGTCAGTCCATTTAAGACCAAAGCACTATCCATACCTTACAGAAATAACAAAATAATTATTATAAACAACAAACATGAAAAAAATGTCACTCATAGTAGTCAGTCTACTAACAGTATTATTCAGCTGTAACACAGCAAATGAAGCGGATCAAGAAGTTAAAGTCGGCGAAGTAGTAGCAATTCATCAAGGCTCTTTTGCATTTTGCGGTGCATCAGCAGCAGTTCCTACTGGAAAAACGATTATCGTTCAAGGCGTGGAATATAAAGAAGGATGCGCAGTATGTCCAGTATTAACAGGACCATCTCTTTCTAATTTAGCAATGCAAGGCGTTAGTGGAACTTACGGAAAATTCAATGTAGGCGAAAACCCACAAACTCCCGATGGCACTGATAAAACAGTATGGTCTTTCTTTTGGTATTACGATTCAACAACTACAGTACCTCAATTTGATCCATCGACTAAAGAGTGGCAATTATTACCTCCAGTAAATCGCATGTTTGTTATCAACTTAGATTCTCCAAGCACAAGCGAAAGTAATATGTTTGCTATGCCAGGAATTATCTTTGATACAACAGATGCAGGCATTGTATTAGCGAAAGTATATGGACCACTTAACGAAGCAGCAGTTCCATTACGTAAAGCAGTTCCAGTTGAATCAGGAATGACATCTGTAACAGCGGCTAAAGAAGGATTCCCTTACCCAGTAGGAACACCTATTCCTATTAGTAATTTAAGTAAGGAACTTCAAAAAACTAAAAAATACTAATCAATGTTTTTAAACAAAGCAGCTGATGAATCTAATTTAGACATGTCAAACGGTAGAAACTTACAGTACTACCTTGACATGACTAAAGATTACAAGCACGATTTTACTTTCAAAGTAAAAGACATAGAAGGTTTTAAAGTAGTTGACGACGGAGAATTTCAATTCGGTACCAAAGCAAAGATGGGAGATTTCTTTATATCGCAGATAAAAGAAGACGCTATGGTATATGTAGCTCCAAGAACTGGTTACGCACCTTACTCGCTTTGTCACTTAGCAAAGAAGTATAATAAGAAATTGTATTTAGTTATGCCTGCCTCAAAAGAAGCGTCTGATCATCAACTAACTGCGATAGAAAATGGTGGAATTCCTTTGTTTGTAAAAATTCCAGCTATGCCAACAGCCAATATTTGGGCAAAACAATTCGCTGAAAGAATAGGAGCAAAATATTTGCCTTTCGGTTTAAAACACGAATCTGTAGTAGCAGGTGGAGTTAGAGTATTTTACGATAATTTTAAAGACACCGATATTGAAACAATGTGGACAGTATTTTCTACCGGAGTTCTATCTCGCACTTTACAGATTGCTCTATCTACCACAAAATTTAATGCCGTAGCAGTTGCAAGAAACGTACAAGACGGAGAACTTGGTAGAGCTAAATTTTACACTCACGATAGAGCATTCCTAAAACCTTCAAGGATACAGACTCCTTTCGATTCTATACAAACATACGATGCGAAAGGTTGGGAGCTCCTAAAGCAACATGGGCAGCAAGGAGATTGGTTTTGGAACGTAGCAGGCAATATGCCAAAGCCCACAATAAAACCAAGTGACATGGACTCAAGTCGCGAGTGGGGAGACTTCAAAGATTTTAAGAAGTACTACAAAGATTAGTTTTTATATTAGCCCTTTATTTTTTATATTTACTACATGAATATACTATTAAAAGCAAACGAAATCGTATTCGAAAGAAACGAAGAAAAGGAGCGTATGTATGGCCCTTTTCAAGAAGGCATGCAAGAAGCTGCCAAGATTGCGTCTTTATTATCAAGAAAGGAAATCACTACAGTTGATATGTACAATTGTATGATGGCCCTAAAGTTATCAAGAGCATCTTATAATTACAAAGAAGACAATTATTTAGATTTAGTTGCGTATATTGCATCACTAAATGACTTTCAAAACAATGTACAGAATGAACATTCAAAAGACAAGAAACGTAAAAACACCAAGTAGAGGAACTAATCTTTCAGCAGGTTTAGACTTCTACGTACCAGAAGATTTTCAAGAAACTACTATCCACTCAGGAGAATCAGTTTTAATTCCTTCAGGTATTAGAGCACACGTTCCATCAGGTTATGCATTAATCGCATTTAACAAATCAGGAGTTGCGACAAAACAGAATTTATCAGTAGGCGCTTGCGTAGTTGACGAAGACTACGAAGGAGAAATTCATCTGCATCTAATCAATGTAGGAAGATCTCATACGACTATTAAACCAGGTCAAAAGCTAACACAGTTTATTTTGATTCCAGTAAGTTATATGGACGTACACGTATTAGAAGAATTACCAGACAGAAACACAGAGCGCGGAGCTGGTGGATTCGGATCAACAGGATTATAATGAACATAGAATTAGAAACGCTATACGACAAGTACGGTAATGGAATGGATGAACTGTGGAGAAAATCCGATGTAGGTGATTTAGATGACTGGCTTTATGATAATTGGTTGGTAGAGGATCCTGCTGGAACATTTAGAATATTAAAAGTAGAAGAGTTTGAGTACTTACTTAAAAATGATCTTGACTTTTCTAATAGATGGAATAAAACATTAAACGTATAATATGGAATCCGAAATTCAGCAAACATATTCAATACCTATCTATGAAAATGGCATTAAAACAGAATGGACAATAGATGGCATTATTGGTGATAATAAATGGAATAGTTTAATTAATTTAGACGATGGTAAACTCCCTGATCTTATTAATACTACAGTAAAAAGATAAAAGATAAATGAGTAAACAACTAAAATTAGACGAAGTATTTATCAACATCGCAAAAGAGATAGGAACTTTATCGCACTGCACCAGATCAAAAGTAGGTGCAGTGTTGGTGAAGGACGGTAACGTAATAAGTTTTGGGTATAATGGCACTCCGGCTGGAATGGACAACGGTTGCGAAGAAAATAATGTTACCAAAGACGAAGTTATCCACGCTGAAATGAACGCAATTTTAAAAGCGGCCAAAAGCGGTAACGCAGTAGACGGTAGCACCCTATACTTAAGTTTATCTCCGTGCCAAAATTGTTGTAAATTGATCATACAATCAGGTATTAGTCGAGTAGTCTACTTAGAAGATTACAGAGACATATCGCCTGTTATATTTTTATCTAAATTTATACAAGTAGACAAACATGTTATATAAAAACGCCACAGACGCATTCGAATTGCTATTTAGCGATATTAACGCCAACGGAGAATCATTCGCAGGTACTAAAGCTAAGTTCAACGTTTCATTTACACTACAAGATGTAGGTAACAAAACTGTTACCACACCTCAACGTAAGTTCAACGAAGACTATGCTGAGTACGAGTGGAACTGGTATCTTAAAGGAGATCGTGATGCTAGCGAAATCGCAGAGCGTGCTAAGATATGGAAACAGATGATGGTAGAAGGCACTACAGAAGTTAACTCTAACTACGGTTACTTTTGGAACAAGAACTATCAACTATCAAGAATAATACAAGAACTCAAAACTAATAAAGAAACGAGAAGAGCAATTGTTGTACATTACGATATAAACGAATTGGACAGATACAAGTACGATACGCCATGTAACGATGTACTTAACTTCTATATCAAAGACGATAAGCTACATTTAACGGTATTCGCAAGATCTATCGATTTAGTTTTCGGATTCTGTAACGATCAGTATACATTTGCAAAGCTTATGGAAATGGTAGCGTTTCAGTTAGATATCGCAGTAGGAGAAATGCATTGGATGGTAACTAACTTACACATCTATCCAAGACATTACGATATGTTAAAATAAAAGTTATGATAGCAACAAAATTAGCGAGAGAGTTTTTAGAAGAACAATTATCAAAGCTCAATAAAAAGAGGTACAATCAATTCGTTTGGTGGAGACGCTACGAAGTTAGACAGACTTTACCAGATAAATCTCCTCTGTACGATAAAATAGTTAACGGTGATTACGAACACTCGGATTATTATTATCAAGCGGAAATGGAAAATTATTTATTAGCAGACGCCATAAAGGATATTAAGTACTTCGAAGATCAACTAGATCACAGAAGTTTATTTGGAGCTAGATGGAAGAGATTGATCGACGATTACCAAAAGGACGAGAAAGAGATTCTAAGAAAGATGAAGAAGGACTTCAAAGCCACTTTCGGTATATCTAGTGATGAATTAGAGCTGATTATGGAAGACTTTGACGGTACAACTTTAGATTTATACACCCACGTAAAACAGCTGACCAGAGAGCGCAGATTACAAAATTTACAATTAGCATGACATTAAGATACAAAATATGGGAATTTTTTAGAAGAGGTTTACCGACCTTTTTTAAGAACATTTGGAAATTTAGAAAAGAGCTGTACAGTCACGATTGGTGGGACTACACTTTTACTTTAGAAATACTTTATAGATCTTTGGTTATTATGGAAGAAGGCATGAGTAAGAAAGGAATGGAAGTAGCAGAAACTAGAAATGTAAAAGTAAAACAAATACGTAGAACTATAGAATTGCTTAAGCACAAATTGGACGATGATTACTTAGAAAGAGTTGAAGCAGAGTTGGGACCAATAAACTATACGAATTTTTTAGACGAAAAAAACTGGAAAAAATTAGAAGGTGGAAATTACGAGTTGATAGACACAGACACTCCCGAAGAAAGGAAACATAGCCGTAAAGTATTCAAGCGTGCGCATCAGTTAGAAGCGAAGGAGTGGAAAGAATTGTGGACCATTAT